GGGGATGATCCTCGACTGCGCGGTAATTCCATCACACACGCCTTGGTAGACCGTCCCCGCCCTCTTCGTCACCATGCCGGTGTTGCCGACCATCATGTTCTCGAGCGTCAGGCAGCCCTTGCGGTACTCAGCAAGATCAAACCGTCCCTTGATCTTTTCACTCAGTTCGCCGGCGCTGAAGTCGGTTAATATTGATCTCACGATACATCCGTCCAGAATGGGTTGATATGCCCACCTTGCCACCTATCGCTTCGGTTGTTGACGTTGAGAGCCTCAAACAGGATGTCTTCGAAGACCGCGCCGTACACGCCTTTCTGATCAACAGGTGCCAGATTGTAGGCCAGCCTCGACGCTATAACCTCGCCCAGAAGATCGCTGTACTCCATCGACCCGCTGCTTTCGTCCCGGATGTCCTTGATGTATCGACAGTTAACCCCACTTGTTGCATCGTATAAATTAGTATACAGGTAGTTGCCTTCCACCACGTACAACGCAGTAGGGTCAAGGTCCAGGTCCAGCACCCTGAGACAGTCGCTCGGCAGTTCGTACACGTACTCAAACTGATCGTCCAGGAAATTGGTTATGCTTGCCTCCGCGGTAAACGTGGAATGGACAATGGAGTCTATCCAGTCGGCATAGTTCAGCACGTACAACGCCGCGGTTTCGTACCATCTTGCAGCTTTCTTCGCAATATCCGTGCGTTCGTTGGTCGATGAGTCGACCGCTTCCAGGTTGATGGAATCCAGGGCCATGTTGATGACATCACGTTTCGTCATTCCGATACCCCCTTCTGACTTATCAACGCCGGTATAAAGTCCGCGGACAGCATCGCCAACAGCTTCCGGTTTTCCTTGTCGTACTTGCTTTCCATCGCTCTCACTTGGATCGCCACAGATATGGTCTGGAGAAACTCCTGGTGCATCTGCTGGGCCATCGCCGGTTTCCCGGTCAACCATATTGCCAGCTTGCTTGCCAGCCGTGTCTCAATAGCAGTCAGCATCAGCGGGTCCCACGGTGTGATATTCGTTGTCTGCTTGAGATACCGGATATAGCCGGCAGCGGTGTCGAAGTAGAGATGAAGATACTCCAGCGTGTACGGGATGTTCTCCGCTCCCGAATCGGTAGTATCAATGACCTCGAGTACCCGCAAACAGTCTGACGCGAGCGTGTGGACGTAGGTGAACGATGAGAAAGTACTGCCTACCGTAGTAGGCGACAGCGCGATCCTGTTGATAATGCAGTTCCAGGGAAACATCCGCTGTACTTCGTCCCTGGTGTCGGCGAATATCCGGTTAGCGGCTATCGTCGCCTTCGTCCCGGTAGACGCCAAGGCTGTTATCGGGGCAACACCTATCCGCTGGAGCGCAAGATTCGCAATCTCGACCTCCGTGGCAACATTCGTGGACATAGCTTACACCCCACTTACTCTACCCTTCGGTACGGTTTTGGTCTGCGCTACAGGTTTCGGCGGGGCGCTCGGTTTGGTCACCGGTTGGGACACGTAACTGCCCCTGCTCCGCATGTTCCTCTCCGGCGGTGCGTCAAGCATCTCAAACAGAGGCATTTCCCCCGGTGCGTTGGCGATCTCGCATAAATCGTATACCGAGTCATACGTTTCGCCTGACTTGGCCCGCAGATTGATGATGGACGTCAGGTTGCCGAACTGGTCAACCTCCGTGCCATTCTTCTGCACCAAGCAGTCTATCAAACATAAAAATCTCATAGTCTCTCCTAAAATATCCCCCGGGGTTTTACCCCCGAGGGTAGATTGATTAGAACTCGATCCAGGCGTCAATCGCCCCTGCGCTGTACAGCGTGTCGTCACTGACAGGTTCCAGCACTAAGCCGATGAACCTACCGTAGGCCGTGGGCACCTTCAGAGGCATTCCAGCCTCGTAGACTTTCCCCGCCGCGTCGTTGTAACCGAGGGTGATAAGCCCCACCTCGATTACACCGGGAGCCGCCACGGTGCAGAGTGCCGCCGTAGCCGCAGTAACAAGATTGAGGCGCATCTTTGAAGTCGTTGCGCTTGCTACCGCGATCAGCGTGGTGATCTCGACCTTGAGTTTCGCCTTCTCCATCCCCCGAAAGTTCGGAGTGGCATAAACCAGATCGATAATGTTTTCACTGACATCGTCCGCACCATCGGTGGGGATAGATTGGGCAGTGCAGAAATAGTAGTTGGAATCGGGTGTGCCGACGCCGCCGTTTGGTATATAAGCCATTTTTCCCCTCCTTTAGGTTATTTGCGATTCAGTGTTGAGCAATGAATCGGTGAACCGTATTCTGGTTCCCGAGAACATATACTCCGGTGCTTGCCAGGGATTCGGTGCCGAATAGTTCACGGTCGAATCGGCCTTGGCAGCCTTCCAGAAATGTCCCCAAGTTCCACGGTTCATGTATAGGATCGCTCCCTTCCCCATGTCGGCCATAGAGATGAGCGCATCGATTATCGGCTTGGTGCTGAACGTGCTTGCTTCCATGTTGTAAAGCGCACCCACTGGCTCGATATTGGCGATACGGCGTACACAGCGATCGTCGGCGACAACGAGGCCCAAGTGCCAAGCAAAGTCGCATACATAGGATCTCATGTCGCTGGAGTTGTTCCCAGTCGTCAATTGATCCCCTGCATACTCATGCTTCTCAACGCCGGTGTACTGATGACCTTTCGGATAAACCCCGTACACCTTGTCCTGTCCCCACTGTACAGCAAGGATGGACGTAAGCGTCGCAGATCCACCATAGGTATGGCACATCTTCTGACCGAACTGATCGGTCTGAGAAGCGCTTGATATATGTTCCTCGATACTTGGGAATGCGTAGCCACCCGAAATAGTTCCGTTTGTGACCGCATCACCCACATCGTTTGCAAGACCCTCGTAATGAGGATACGCCAGCCTCTCGACGTAAGCTGCGAAATCCGGTTCAATATCGGCGAACCGCAAGTCCACGACAAGTCGGCTTTCAACCCGACCCAGGACTGCGGTATCCGTTATATTGCTGCCTTTGGAGGCCGAAATACCGTCATTCAACTTAACCCACGTACCTGAGACCAGACTCGAATTACGGATGTACTTATGACTCTGACGATCGTTCGCTTGAAAGAAGGGCATATCCTTTAACAGGTCCTGCGCTTCAGTCATTGAATAGATCATGTTGAGAAAGCCATCCCCATCCGGGCGATCCATCTGTGAGAGTTCATACAAACCTGGTAATGTTGCAGCTAAAGTAGACAATTTATTACCTCACAGGTTTAAGAGTCATAGAGGCCTTTCCGCTTCTCAGCCAAGGCTGCCGCCACCGGGAATCCAGTAGGTTTCACCGGAATAACAGGTTTCACCCCACCCCGAGGTGCTTCGCTTTCCGATACCGCCAAACCTACTTTGCCAAGGAATCTTGTAAGCGCCGGCGAATTCACAAAACCTGAATCCTTCAGCGAGCTCATCAACTCCTTGTCCCCGTAAGTAGCCAGTACCGTGTTGGCCGCTTTCAAGTGCTTGTCATAACCTTCTCCAAGATCACTCCGAAGTCTCGCTTCGGCTTTCTCCCGGCCCTCTTTGACTATCTGTCGCACCTGTCTGACAGCCTCATGCTCACGCTCCGCAATTCGCTTGATAACGGCCTTTGCCTGACCTACAGTCAAGTCATTGGTCTTGGCGAACTTCGCAACGTCTTTGATTGCACCCTCGGCCAAGCTATACCCCTTGGGCAGCTCGATGTCCGAAAAGTCATAGCCCTCTTCGCTCTCAGGCACACCTAATAGTGTGCGTACTCGTGACAGTTCTTCTTCAGTTGGTTCCTCGGATATCGTCACAGCCTTGCCGAGCTTCCCCTCAAGCTCAATGTAGCTTTTCGCAACGTCACTTGTTGACTTAAACTTGCGTAGAGCTTCACTGTCCTTCAGGTCACCGGAAAGTTGATCCATCCATCCAGGTCGATCCTTTGAACCGTCTTCGACAGGGGTCACTGCGCTTTCCCCAGGTCCGGCAGGATCTTGATTGCCTGTGTCTTCTGCGGGTTGCTCGTCCGAGATCCCCCCAGTCAACAGATCTTCGTCCTGTTCACTCATCTTCTATCTCCCTTTGGGGTATCGAAACCCCAATGATTGCCTCAGTCAGTAACGAACGATGCGCCATGTTCTCCCGCGGTGTCCCGAAGTCATCCGTCACCTCGAAGTAACGCCTCAGTAACACAATGCCGAAGTTACGCAGCACCATCTCGTCCTGCTCTATCGCTATATCCCACACCCCTAAGTCATCCAGAAGGTATGACACAAACGCCCTGCCTGGTTCCGTTGCAAACACGGTAGCAGCCACACTGCGTCGGCTTTCAATCTCGCCTTCTGTCAGGTTGGGTGTCATGCCTTCTCCCATATCCACTCACCGGAAACCCACGATATCGCATCGTAAGGCACCCGGACGCCATTCTGTTTGCCCTTTATCTTCACCACCGCCCACTTATCAAAGCAGTCGATGTCCTCAATCCTCGTCCCCTTACCAAGTATTAGAATACCGTTCACACTTCTTCCTCCGCATATGCTTCATCGTTGTACCGATTCAACTTAGCGCTAACCTCTGTATCGTGCATATAGGTCAACACCATAGCGTTCAAACCTATATCACACGGTTTGCATAGTGGACGATATCGATTACCGTCAGCACAGATCTGCCATTGCGCACTCGCCGGTTCTCCGCACCGGATGCACTTCATCCGCTTTATCCCTGCTTCCGTGTATGGAGTCGCTCGACCTTTAGGCCAACCCATTACGCCACGCCACTCCCCTGCACCATCGCTTCAGCAGGACTGCCCTCTTCAGGCGCCTTGCTCGTCTTGTTAAGCACATCCGCTTTCACCTGGGCCTCTTGCATCTGCTGTTGCTTCTGCACCTGCTTCGCCCGGATCTGCCTCATCTTCTTGATCTCCGGCAACTCACGCACTGAACTGGCAGGAAAGCCTTCGGTCTCCGCTATCTTGCGTACCAAATCGTCCATGTCGATGTTGTCCAAGATCCCCGGATTCTGCGTCATCTGCACCAAACCGTTGATCTGCGCCAGCCCTGAGTTCAAGCCCTGCGCCTGATGGTACTTCCGCTGCGCCTGGGCCAACAGTCCGGTAAACTCGACATCCATCGGCGATCCCATCTTCATCAGCACCGGCGGCGGCGGCGGCATCAACCCCTGTCTCGCCATGATGTTGAACGTCCTGAAGATCATCGGCCCCAAACCTTCACTGTTCTGCCGGGTCAACGGTCC